TGGCTGGGATATCGAGGAAAAGTTTACGCCTGAAAATGTGCGAATCCTCGTCAACTCGATCAACTCAGCGCCGAAGGCCGTGCTGAATGCCTACGCCGAAGCTTTCAACGAGGCCCGCCTGGGAAACTCCTAAGCGCTGCACGCGCGCTCTATGAGCCAACGCTAGAGGGCACGGATGCCTTCGGCTTCACTGCGGAGGATTACGCCACTGACGTCGGCATCTGGCCGGACAACTGGGACGCCTTCAAAGTCTTCGAGGCCATGAGTACCCAGTGGCGCACAGGCGCGTGCGGCGCGACAGGCATGGACTACAGCGTTCTATCTGGTGTGATTCGTATGTGCGGCGTGCCGATCAGCCAGCGACAAACCATTTTCAGCGACTTCCGACATATGGAGGCTGAAGCCCTACAGGTGATGGCGGAACAGCGGGAGAGCGCGAGGGGCGCCTGATTCTCAGGTACAAAGACGCAAAACAACCAACATGACGCGGCATGGCCGCAGGAGAGAAGCATGAGCGCAAACAAAGTGGTTACGAAAGAGCTGGAAGAGCTCAAGCGTGAGATTCAAGAACTGAAAGCTCGACTCAATGAAGAGTCGAGCCAGAGAACTTTAGCGGACGAAAGTCTCTCGTCTCGAGTTCGTATGCTTTCGGCCAGCGCTCGTTAGCAAGTGTGTTCCTTGGCCGCCTCTTCCTTTGCCAACTGTTCAATTTGAGCGATGGTCAGGGAGTTTATCGGCGACGTTGGCGTTACCCAGATTTGAGTTTGAGTGCCTGACGCATTACTTTTGAGAGAGACCAGCAGACGACCATCTTCCGCGATACCTACGTTTGTAATATGAAACGACATATTGACCTCCAGGTCATAAACGCGCCGATATTGGCGCTACCCCAGTCCTTGGGCTTGCAGGCGAAGGACCGGGGAATCCATTAGCCTTTTGTTTGGGTTTCCACGATCAGACGCCAACCGATTGTCTTTGCTGGCCCGGGATGCTGGTGCGTGTTCTGCGGCGGGAATGGCGTGCCTTTATTGGATGTGATTTCATCGCCGCACGTCTCGCATCGGTAAATTCCCGATACGGGAACGTTGTCTCCAATGGAGTGCACCGTATTCCACACTACCGCGCCGAGAAGGCTTACCGGAGCTTCCTTGAGATATTGCTTTGTTTCCGAGGTATAGCGCGCCATGTTCCATCCTGCCTTGGTTAGAAATGAGGCACAAAGCTACTACGGCAATCTAGAACTCAGCTACTGGCATTCCATCCACGCTGGATGCCTGGACAGCTGAGGCCGGGTACTGATATCAAATTGACCTCGCGTAGCTGCAACTGTAGATTCTGCGGTAAGTGAGCGGCTCAGCTTATGTGGGTGAGCGAGAAAAAATTACCGAACGAAGGGAATCAAGTTGGCTAAGTTTATGTGGAGTGTCACCATTTTCATGTCGTTAATCGGTGCAGTTGTGGGCTTCGGTGGAATGTATGCCGCAACCAGTGCGCCGCAAGAAGCTGCTGCCGCAGCGATGGGCCTTACCTGTGCGGTGATTCCATATTGCATTGCTCGCGCGTTCACGGAGCTTCGTGATCTGTAATATGCAGAGCAGCGCTTTGAGGCTCGGCCCGCGCTGGGCTTTTTGCATCTGATAACCGCTATGCGTTCGACCGGTAAGGTTCGGAATGCAAATCCCACGTTCGCTGATTCTGATAACAGACGTGAAACTCAAAATCCCGGTGGTGCAGATGCACCCTGGGGAGGGTTCCGTCGAAATCATCAATGAGCGCTGCAAAATACCTGACGCCTAGATATACCCCCATGATGGCATCTGCCGGTATAACGAAATCTTGGAATTTTACTTGAGGTGTGTAATCAATCCGGCGAGCTACCCGGATCTCTTCCTCATACGACCAGTGAAGCGACTTGTAGAGGAACAGGCGCTCGAGCATGAGCCTGTCATGCTGAGAGGATATTTCGTCGTGATAGGGAAGAATGTCGCTGTCTAGGCTCGGGCGAACAGTCGTGTAGATGGCGTTGCCCGAACTGGCAGTGATGATATTGGTGGTCGGGCACTCCAAGCCTGCCGCCTCGCTGTCAATCGCGATCACGCCGCCAGTATGGTTCTGTCCATAATGAGCCCACATCAGAGGGTTCTCAGAGGGTTCAGCGGATTGCGAGTCAAAGACAAAACGCCGACGGCATTTCTGATCGAGAAAAGCCTATCGGCGTTTGTAGATCCAACTGCTCTGACGTTCAACCCTTCAGTTGTCGATTCCGCCGATGCGGCGCAATCGAAAGGATCATTGAAATTGACCGGCTTGGTAAACCTGATTGTCCGATTGCTCAGGCATGCTTCCAATCCGGCTAGGCTCATATATTTGTAGACGATCATCAATGCTCCTTGCGTTTGATCTGTTCTAAAGAAGCCCAGGCTGGCTGGAGTCGCCGTTACAAAGGCAAGCCCGGCCTCACCGCGCAGCTGGGATCCGGGCCGGGCTTTGTGGTTCCTGATGTGCGGTAAACCGAGATGAGGGCTTATCAGTTGGAGTCTCTCGTGAGAGCAGACTCCATGCTATTTAGCTCTATCGACGCGTGCACCAGGTGCCTTGCAGGAAGGACGCCATAGTCTTGATCGAATCCAAGAGCAGCGGCAGCATGAAGAATAAGCTTCATCGCCTTTTCGCGAACATAGCTGTCGGGGCCTTCATCTTTGCATAGATCGTCAATGAGGAAGCGAATCGCACTGTACAAGGCGGCTCTATCGAAGATCGTCTCGGCATCGTTCAGCCTTCATATAGCTCGCGTAGCGCTGTGATGCGGGCCTTTAGATGGCTCATCGGTCGCTCCAATAGATGAAGGTCACTTGCACCTTTGCGTCCTTTGTTTTGTCACCGTCCAGAATTTTGATCGCATGACGCGGTGGAGTAACGCTTACTGAAACCAAGTTATCTTCGGTGATCCCAAACTCAGATGCGCGTTCGTTGAACTCCTGAAGGATTTCCTGAACGCTCAGTCCTATAGTTTCGTGGCTTCGTAGCTTTCGCATCGTCTTCTTCCTTGATGACCGGCCAGGTGCCGACACTGGATGTGAAAAGCCCGACAGGCCGGGCGCGGTCTGTTGGCTACTTAAAATTCCGCTCAACGAGCAATCCGTAACAGCGTTTCGCTACTGTCGCAAAATACAAGCCGCTCAGAGCAACCACGCCTAGAAAGGCAAAAACCATGACCGCTTCCAGCGTCAGTCCGTTTTGTTTGGACCAAATGATCATGTCCTCAGTAACCGTTTTTGCCACCCACAGGTAGTAGGCGCCAGTAGCAAAGCTAGGTAAGCCGATCAGAATGAGCGCCCAGTCGTTGAGCTCCGCCCAGGTCTTCTTTTTTCGGTTGCGCACGACAGCTGAAATAGCTTTGAGGATTTTCATGGCGACTACCCCATGTGGTTGACTGCAAATAAGGTGGGTGGGCCGGGCCTGGTCATTCGATTCAGTCATGGCGATCACCACCATAGCTGGAGCGTGTTTAATCCAGAGACTTTTGGCACTTGCTGGAATCGATTGTGAGTCTTGACGACGCCTCATCAAAATGGAACGTACGGCCATCGACCTCGAGGTTTCTCTTAATGTGCTCCAGCTCCGGAACCTCTCGAGGCTCAAGTCGAACAGTCGCTCTGCCTATGCCCGATCTGAGATTGTCGCCTATCTCCACACGAATGTTGTCAAGCAGAAGACTAAGCTCGTCGCCGGTCATTTCATCGCTCATTGCGGGATCCTTATGTTGCCCGGCTTGCCGGGCTTGGTCATTCGATTCAGTTGTCACGATCATCGTGATGACTGGTAGGGGTGTTGACAGTGGCAACCCCCCTCTTGGCGGCCTAACTTTAAGTTAGTGCGTCAGATAGAACCCGCGAAAACTCGAGGGTTAGTTTTTCTTGCCGAGCATCTCAAGAAGCTTGGCGTAGCCGCCTGGAATCTCAGCCTCCAGCTGCTCCATCAGGTCAGGGCTCTTGTCCATGCGATCCTTCATGCCGGCGGCGATTATTTTGTTCACTGCCTGGTCGAAAGAAATGCCTTGTTTGGTGGCAAAGTCTTCGATTGCTTTCTCTTCATGGCCGCTAAGCATCAGGGTAATTTCGCGACCTTCGTCGTTGGCGCGATCCCCCGTAAGAAACTCAACATCGGTGCCCAGCGCATCTGCGAGCTTCATTAGAGTCGGCAGACGAGGCTTGGCCTTTCCCGACTCATATCTGGATACCTGAGACCAGGAAACTCCGACCGCAGCGCCCAGATCTCGCTGTGTCATGCCATTTTTTGAGCGAAGGCGCGCAAGGCGCATGCCAAATGTATCGTTCATAGGTTGTCAATATATGGCTAATTCGAGCCGTAAAATTAACCTCAAAACACACCAAGAGCAAGAAACACAACAATCGTGTTGACATAAGCAACAAACACAACGAAACTCACCGCACGCAACATGGCTAAGCTGGAGAATAGTAATGGCGGAAGATAAGAAGGTTGTTGGTGTGAGGCTGGAAGAGCTTATGCGCATGGCGCTGTCGGCCAAGGCGAAAGAAAACGATCGTAGTCTGAGTAAGGAAATCGTATCGAGGCTCATGAGATCTCTTGAGCAGGAGTTGAAGCATGAAACGCAACGCGCATAAAAAAGCCCCAACGCTGGCAGGCGGCAGGGCTTTGGATAACGAGATCAACTTCGAGGAAGAAATCGTCATGAGCGATATTAGCACAGCTGTAGCAAAATCCAATGTCATCCCATTCCGTTCGTGCAAGCTTCTGCTTGTCGAGCACAATGGCCAGCCATTCGTTCCAATGAAGCCAGTAGTAGAGGGGATGGGCCTGGCCTGGCAAACCCAGCACCGTAAGCTGATGGCTGGGCGCTTTGCTTCAGTTATCACCATGATGGTGACAACTGGATTTGATGGTAAACAGTACGAAATGGCGTGCTTGCCATTGAAAAAACTTCCTGGCTGGCTGATGTCGATTCACGCGAGCAAGGTCCGGGATGATCTGCGCGAGAACGTGCTGGCTTATCAGGACGAGTGCGACGACGCGCTGTGGTCCTACTGGAATGAAGGTCATGCCGTAAACCACCGTGGGCCAGATCAGGCGTTGACTCTGCTCGGCCAGACCATTGGCACCGACGGTTTCCACATGCTCGGCGCGATAGTCAAAGGAAAGGTGGCGAGTCTGCCGTCTCATGCACAGCGTCGCGCTACTGCAAAGATTTGGTCACAAACTCATGCGGCTTTCGGTGTGCGCTCTGCTGCCGATATCCCGTCTGACCAGCTCGACGCGGCGCGAAACTTCATCGCGGCCTATGTCGTTCTGGAGGGCGAGTACATCCAGGCCGCCCCCAATGGCGGAGTCAGCCTTGATAAATATGAGGCAAGCCATCTCTACGGGTTGATGTCATATTTTTATGCAATGTCAGAGCACCGTGAACATATGCTTTCCGCTGCTCGGTTGCTCGACTCGAAAACGCTGATGTTGTTCTTTGACATGCTGAATGAGGGCCGTGGAGCTTTTGCAAGTTTGGATAAGCGCCGCGACGAGCTCTACCAGAACTCTCGCAGCCTCGGGTTGAATGGTGGCTACGCATCGAGGGCTTCGGCATGAACTTCACGCTAAAAGCTGGAAGTCGTGCCTTGATCCTAATGCCTGGGCGGCCAAACCTGGTCGGCCGCTCCGGCCAACTGATCCGTAAGGTCGAAGAAAGCTGGCTGATGCTGGTCGAGGGCAAGCGCTACTCGGTCAGCGAGAAGAGCCTGATGCCACTGGACGGCTTCAATCCAAATGTGTCCGCGTCGATTGAACTGAGGAAGATGGCATGAATTCGAATGTGATCCCCTTTGATTTTGACGGTCAGCCAGTTCACTTCAGCCTTGATGGCTGGCTGAACGCGACAAAGATCGCTGCTCGCTGTAGTGGTCTAATGAAACCGGACACCCATTTAGGCGAGAATGCTCGCCAGATCGAGGTGTCAGATGACCAAACAACGCCGCTCCTTTACTCCTGAATTCAAGCGCGA